CAGCACAGACTATTGATGTGTGTGACATTGAGAACGATTCTATTGGCTATTCTCACTCAGAGTTTGTCCGCAACTGCGATCCAGTTGAGTCTGAGCGCGGCTTTGATGCCATTTGTGCTGAGGATGACCGCGATTTCTGGGCAGGCATGGATTTTCGTGTCAAGATACCACAGGACAATGATGATTTGGTCCGCTGTGGTTGGTCATATTGGGCACAGAAGGAGATGTCCAATTTCAGGATGTTTATGACACTCCTGGTCAATGAGCTTCAAGTTTTTGCCCCAGGCCACTGGGCCAAACAGTATAAGAGGGAATGGAGGCGTAAGAACTATGCAGGAATTGCGTGGGTCACCCTCAACCTCTTATCCGTACTTTATGTGGGGGTTAAGGTCCTTGGCCTGGTTTTCAAGGCTGTCAAGGGGGTGGTTGGAGCTATTCGCAACCTTCTCTTTGGTAAGCCTGAGGGGGATGGCGAAGAGGCTGATGATGCAGAGGAGCAGAGTGTCCACCGTGATGTGGATGCCAAGCCCAAGCCCAGGACCAAGTATCCTCCCCCATCTGCGAAGGCAGAGAATGGGGGTGGCACAGTCATTTCCCAGTCTGACAGGGTTTACCGCAACACCTATAAGGTGTTTGCCGATGGCGAGCCAGTGGGCCAGGTTCTCATGGTGCGTAATCGCATCGGTGTCATGCCTTTTCACTTTCGTAAGGTCTTGACAGTGGCTAAGAGCATTGAGATGCTCAGCTGCAATGGTTTGAACCAGGAACTGCGCTATTGTTTCAGTGGTGCTAAATTCGCTGGTATGGAGCATGTTGACTATGAGGACTCGGATTTGTGCTTCGTGGACTTTTCCAGCGCGTGCATGCATGCGCACCGCGATTTGGTCAAGCAGTTTATTGCTGACCGCGATTTTCAGAGGGACTTCCGCACGGGCGCTAACATTGGCGTGCGCCTTGATGTGGCGAGAGACTTTGCCTTTGAGGGCAAGTCCTATGTTCAGCAGATTGGATATGTGGTGCAAGGTGTTTCCTTTGAGGAGTCCATTCGAGTCAAGGGTGCTGAGGTGAAGGATGTGTATACCTACACCATACCAACTCAGGCTGGTGATTGTGGCGCAATGCTTACCATCACTGAGCCTCGCTATTTTGCAGGCAAGAGCATTTTGGGCATGCACATTGCAGGTCGATCTTTGACGCCTGGCAGTGCTGCGCAGAGGCAGGGTTACGCTGCAGTGCTCACACACGAGCTTGTGGTTAAGACTCTGTCCAAGTTTTCCAACAAGGCTGCCATCATTGAGGACACTTTTCATGATGGTCTTGCCAAGAAGGGTATAACCCTTGATGATGATGGAGACATTGTGGAGGAAATGGGCCTTGCCGATGGCTCATTCACTGGGGTTGGCCTTGTGGATAAGTCAGTTTCCCAGAGCACACGCTCTAAGCTGATTCCTTCAGGCTGCGAGGTCTTTGGACCTTGCCCCATGAAGCCAGCCATTCTCAGCCCTGTTGTGCGAGATGGCGTTGTCATTGAGCCCATGGTGAAGGCCATGAGCAATTACATGAGCACAGTCCATCTTTCTGACATTCCCAACGCAGATGCTGTCATGGCTTTGGCTATGAAGCAGCATTGGCTCAAGACAGCCAAGTGCACGCGCCGGCTACTCACCTTGGAGGAGTCAGTGCTTGGGGTGCCACACTTGAAGCTGAAGAGTGTTAATCGCTCTTCCTCTTGTGGGTACCCCTTGTGCCTTGAGTTTGCCAAGGGCAAGAAGGATATCTTTGGCGATGGCCAAGATTATGATCTTACCAGTGAGGCATCCCGCAAGGTGTTGCTTGAGGCTCAGGCTATTATTGATGACGCCAGGCGGGGTATCAGGCGCCCCCACATTTTTGTGGATTTTCTGAAGGACGAGCTGCGCACCAGCGCGAAAGTGGATGATGTTCAGACCCGCGCTATATCTGGGGCGCCTTTGCCCTATGTCTTGGCGTGCAGGATCATGTTTGGGGCTTTCATTAGCTCCGTTCACATCCACAATGTTGAGGTTGGGATGGCCCCTGGGATCAACCACCATTCTGAGTGGGGGCACTTGGCCCACAGGCTTCTGAAGCCTGGTGGCAAGGTTTTTGCTGGTGACTTTAAGGCCTTCGATGCCTCTGAGCAGCCAGATATTCACGCCATGTGTCTCAAGTACATCAACAAGTGGTACGAGGTTGGCGGTGCTCCTGCGGAGGATCAGCTAGCCAGGGAGGTTCTGTTCCTTGACCTTGTGCATTCTCGCCATCTCACCGGTGGTGGGTGCATTCGGGAGGCCATAGTGCAGTGGCACAAGTCTTTGCCTAGTGGCCATCCTCTCACCACCATTGTCAACTCAATGTATTCATTGTTCACTTTGACCGCGTGCTATGTCAAGCGCACCCGTGACTTGACTGACATGTGGGAGAAAGCTTACATCTGTACCTATGGTGATGACAACGTTTCCGGCGTTTCCGACGAGGTCTCTGAAGTCTTCAATCAAGAGACTGTCGCCGAGGATATGAAGGATTTTAAACTTGTCTACACTTCTGACCGCAAGGATGGGGTCCTCCGCAAGTATGAGAGCATTTACGATATCACCTT